GATCCGACCGTGACCCCCGGCCAGCAGCAATTCGGGGATGCCATCCCCGGCACGCAGTTTGCCGCGCAATCGCGTGGGTCAGATCAGGCGCTACCATGGTCGCAGGGCGAGCGCGGCTCGATTGAATCCGAAATGGAAACCATCGGCCGGGCACCGAATGAGGACGTGATTAGTTCGCTGTTACCCGCGTCGTTGAATGTTGGCCGCGAGGCGGCGCCGATCGGCTTGTGGGGCATGCAGAACGATGTGCCTGCCGGCCGCCCCGGCGGCAGTCCGGCCGGCAACCCAACCCAAGCCGCCCAAGCCGGACCTTTTGGCCCCGGCAGCGGGCGACCGGGCGGCGAAACCAGCGGCCGGCCTGGCCTGTCGATCACGGTCGGCAACAACCAGTATGCGGCAGGGCGACCGGGCGGTCCGGGCTACTACCAGACCGGCGGCGCCGGCATTGCCCCCGGTGCCAAGGGCGCCGAATACGGCGGCGCCTACGGCATCAACTCGCCCGGCCGGCCCGGCACCAGCGCATTCGGCGGCGACTTCCGCCAGGGCGGCGGCGGTGGCGCGTACTTCTACGATCCGGCAACCGGCCAGTATTTCCAGGCCGGCGGTCGCAGATAGGGAGTAGGGCCATGGACCTAGATGCAGAGCGCAATGCTGCAGCAGCATTGCAATCGGGGCAATCGGGGCAATTAGGGTTGGGGCAAGTGGGGCAACAGGCGGACCCCCAGCAGCAGGGCCTGTTGCAGATGTTGATGTCCTCCTATGGGCCACAGGCACCGGGAGGGATGGGCAATCTGCAGATGGCACAGTTGGCCATGGACGGTAAAGGAGGAGGCCCCGGGTCTGCGATCCCGCAATATCAAGACCCGAACAATCCCAGCCGCTTTAACATGCCGGATGGCAGCATCTTCGAAAACTCTGGTCCCGGTTGGTTTGGCCAGTATAACGGCGTCCAACCTACATATTGGCAACTCCCTAACGAGGCTACCGCCACCGGCCAGCCACGAAATCTGGAGCGGTGGGCCCCCGACGCAAGCAAGCGGTACTACGATCTACACCGTCCGGTCAGCGATCCGATCACTGCTGGCACCATGCGTTACGCCCCGCAGTTCGGGCCGGGATATTTTTGGTCGACGACGGGGGAGCTTGGCATTCCTGGGCAACAGCAATACGCAACCATGTGGGGCGCGGGCGGTCCATAGCCAAAGCTATCAACGATAGGAGATCGCCATGAATGAGGATGTTTCGAGTCTGGTGCAGATGGCGGGGATGGCGGATCAAAACGGCCCCCATGGCCTATACGGCAATGCAGCCGTTTCGCCCGAGGATCAGAAATATTTCGATGCTTACAACGGATGGAAGCTGAACGATCCAAATGAGGCGGCTGCAGCCTCCGGCATAAGTTTGGCCCAATTGGCGGGCGGATTTCTGCCGCAGATGGGTCAGACGGGCATAGAGTATCATACTGGCGGCGATAAGGGCGGGTTTTTCAATGCCGTAGATTTATTCGGAAAACTCGGCCGGGATATTCCGGGGATGGCGAGATATGGCCAAGCCGGTCCATCGACCAACAATTGGCGTCTGCTCGGCATGGGACCGGGCTGGATCATGCGCAACGGCGAATTGATCAACACCCAGGCGGGCCAGGTTAGGGGAGGGGGTTCTAACTTCTCCGATATGGGAACGGGGATCACTGGCGAGCACGGAATGGGTGTGCGAATGGGTTCGGCCCTCGGAACCGGCGCAAGTCACGGAACGCCCAATCAGTGGGGCGATAGCTTCTACTGGCCGGGCGCGGCGACCGGCGGGTACGCCGACCGTTATCCCTCGGGGACAAATGTCTAAACCGAATTCGGTCAGATTTAACCGAATTCGGTCAAGGAGTGTGCCATGCCTGATTTCAGAGGTGGACCGCCCCCAGAGCAACAATTTGGGGATCAGGTGCAGCCTGGCCTGCTGCAGATGGCGCAATCGGCCGTGGGCGGCGGCGGTCAGAATAATTGGGCGCCGCAATGGGTCACGGACATGTGGAACAGCACGCCAGCGGATAGCACTCGTCCATCGGACCGCAGCGGTGAGGCTCAGGGAATTACTCAAGGTCGACTAGCCGCATGGTACAACCCGGCCAACTGGGGGCCGCCACCGGCATTGAACGAGGGACAGGACAGCTGGTTCCCGAGCGTGTTCAACAACAGAGACCCCCGCATCAACAGCAAATTCTGGACGATGAAAGATTACAATCAGCAGCGGTACAACAAATATGGGGGGCAACTCCCAGAAGTTGGCGACGAGCGGCCCAATACGTTCAACGGGCAACTGTTTGGTGCGCCCGGAAATTTCATGTACCTCGGGCACCAGATCAGTCCCGCCAAGCTGCAGTACGATCTACACCGTCCGGTCAGTGATCCGATGACTGCTGGCAGTATCCATTTTACCAGGCAGTTCGGGCCAGATCAGACTGCATGGTCCACGACGGGGGAACTTGGCTTGCCAGGGCAGCTTGAACCGTTCGCGCAGATGTGGGGCGCCGGCGGCCCATAGGAGGACACCAAACGCCATGCGCAGACAACGCCCGCTAATCGCGCCGATCGAAAAGCGCAAACGCAAGCTGCAGTTTCATCCCGACGAGGTGCGCGCCAAAATCCAGGCCCATCGGCTGGTGCAGACCCTGCAGCAGTTCATCTTCGGCGAGGTCGATAAGGACGGCATCAAGCTGGCCGATCTGAGCATGCCGCAGGTGCGCGCGATTGACTGCCTGCTCAGGAAGGTGGTGCCCGATCTCACCCGCACGCTGATCTCGGCGGACGTGAACGTGCGCTACGTGGCCGAATTGCCCAAGGTGTTGACGAAGGAGGAGTGGGTCAGGAAGTACGGACATCCTGACCTAGAATTGCCGGCACTGCCGGCGCCGGCCACCGGCAATGGCAATGGATCAGCACATTAAGACCTATCATGCCGCGACAGTGTTGCTGGAATGGATTGCGGCGGAAGGCTTAACCTTGGAACGCTGGTGCTACCGTGATCCCAGCGAGTTTCACTTTATCTACGGGATCGGGGTGGAAGCCCGCAATGCTGACGGGGAAATACGTCGCAACGCTGTTGTGATTTGATGGACGCCCAAACTGACCAAGTCAAAACGATCTGGTCACCCGGCGGCAACTTTGCCCAGTGGGCGCTGTTAGAATGCCCGGTGTTCGAGGTGTTCTTCGGCGGCGCCCGCGGTGGGGGCAAGACCGATGGCGTGCTTGGCGACTTCATGCGTCACGCCAACGAGCACGGCATCAATGCCTCGGCGCTGATGATCCGGCGCACCCGCACCGAATTGATGGACACGATCGAGCGCAGCCGGATGATTTTCGGCCCGCTCAAATGGCAATACAACGAGCAGGAGAAAACATGGCGCGATCCGAGCGGAGCTCGCCTCAAGTTCAGCTATTTGGAGCGCGACGCCGACGCCGAGCTCTATCAGGGCCACAGCTACTCCAGGCTTTATGTGGAGGAGGCGGGGAATTTCCCGTCACCAGCGCCGATTTTCAAGCTCTTCGCCACGTTAAGGAGTGGCTCTGGAGTGCCAGTGGGTATCAGGCTGACTGGAAATCCGGGTGGCCCGGGGCACCAGTGGATAAAAACGCGCTACATTGATCCGGCGCCGCTCGGCAACAAGGTAATCATCGACGCCAACACCGGGCTAGAGCGCATCTTCATCCCGTCGAAGGTTGGCAACAATCAGTTCATCGACGTGGAGGCCTACAAGCAGCGACTGCGCTCGAGCGGCAGCAAGGAACTGGTGCAGGCGTGGCTCGACGGCGATTGGTCGGTGACGCTGGGCGCCTTCTTCGACTGCTGGGACACCAGCCGGCATGTGATCCCGCCGTTCGAAATCCCGAAGGATTGGCTGCGGTTTCGCTCCATGGATTGGGGCTCGGCCTCGCCGTTCAGTGTGGGGTGGTGGGCGATCGCCTCGGATGATTGGAATGTTCACGGCCGCGTGATCCCGCGCGGCGCCATGGTGCGCTACCGCGAGTGGTACGGCATGCGGCCCAACGAGCCCAATGTTGGCCTCAAGCTGCACGCCGGCGAGGTTGGCAAAGGAATTTTGGCGCGGGAAAAAGACGACGAAATATCCTATGGCGTGCTCGACCCTTCGGCCTTTGCCGAGGATGGCGGGCCCTCGATCGCCGAGCGCATGGGGACTGAAACCGGCGGCAAGATTTGGTTCAAGAAGGGCGACAACATCCGGGTGCGGATGTACGGCCACATCGGCGGCTGGGATCAGATGCGGGCGCGCCTGGTCGGCAACGACGACGGCCTGCCCATGTTGGTGGTGTTCTCCACCTGCACCGATTTCATTAGAACCGTGCCGTTTTTGCAACACGATCCCGATCGGCATGAGGATGTGTGCACCGACAGCGAGGACCACGCCGCGGACGAGTGCCGCTACGCCTGCATGTCGCGGCCGTGGATTGCGGTGAAAGAGCCGCCAAAGCCGGCCGACGTGTCCGGCTACGAGGTGTACCGCAAGAGCACCGCGGCCGAGGATTGGCGGCAGTTTTAGTTACCCTACGCAACAGTCGAAAAAATCGACATTGGCCAATTGGCCAATTGGCCAGCCAATTAGCCAAAATAGGAAAATCATCATGTCAGTGATGGAAAAGTTCGCCGCGTTTGTCGGCTCGCTGTCGCCTGCGGAAACCGGCGAGGTGATGCCGATGATGATCTCGTTCATGCAGAGCAATCTCGGGGCCGGCATGACCGGCCCGAGCCTACCCAATCCGGCGTCACCACTCCCACCTCCCGGGGGTGATGCTGGCCCTCCCGCCCCGCCTCCCCCCGGCATGTCAGGAGGGCCAGAACCTTTGCCGCCGCCGGTGCCCGGCCTGCAGCCGGGTGGGCTGATGGGCCGGCCGCCGATGCCGCCCACGCAAATCGGCAGCAAGGCTTACTGACATGGCGGTGACCAACGTCGTCAATTTCACCGGCTACAGCACGACCGCCACCGGCGGCTCGCGCGGTAACGGGCCGGCCGATCTCGACCCACAGGATGAGAAGGATGGTTTCTGGCCATTGGCCAAATGCGTTACGGCCTACACCACCTATCTCGACAGCAAGCGGCTGGAGATCGAGGAGCAGTTGATCGCGCGGCGCTATCGCCACGGCGCGCAGTGGAATGCCGACCAGATCAAGACGTTCAACGATCGCAAGCAGCCGATTGTGACATACAATAAGATCGGCCAGAAAATTGACGGCATCGTCGGCACGGTCGAGCGGCTCAAGCAAGACCCCAAGGCATTCCCGCGATCGCCGGAACATCAGCAAGGCGCCGACCTGGCGACTGCCGTTCTCAGATACTTGATGGACAACAACAACTGGAACGCGGTGACCCCGATCGTGACCGAGAATGCCGCCGTCGACGGCCTCGCCGGCATCGAGCTTGATCTCAAGGCAGTGCCGCCCTCGCCGCAGCAAGCCCGTGGTTCGCCGCCACAGCAGCAACCGGACTATGATGTGATGTTCAAACCCGTCGACAACGACGGGTTTTTTTATGACGCGCGGAGCTTCAAACACGATTTCGAGGATGCGCGCTATCTGGGCGTCGGCAAATTTGTTGACGAGGAACTACTGGTTGAACTCCTGCCGGGGATGGAGGAGGACATCAAGGCGGCGTGCGACACCAACACCGAATTGATGTCGAATTCCGACCGCGACAACAGGTGGTTCGCGACCAATGGCGACTTCAAGCAAATTCGATTGGTTGATATTTGGTACAA